CAGCGTCAACCCGTTCCACAGTTTGTGCTGCAGCCGCGGGTGCTCCGCCCCAGAGTGGCGATAGACCCAGTATTTGAACCCCGCCTCTTTGAGCTGCGCCAGCCGCCCGGCGGCGTAGCTGGTCGACAGATTGGTCTGGTAGATGATGCGCGTGCGCCAGGCGCGGCCTGCGGCCGTCTCCTCGCCAGTCCAGCCGTGCCAGCCGTGGCGCTGGACGATCTCGGCAAAACGACGGCGAAACGCATCGAGCGTCTCGCCCTCGCTGATGGCCTTGTCCACGGCGGCGGCCAGATCGGCGAGCAAATCCGCCTTCGCTGCGCCCGCCACCATGAACGCCCGGTCGTGGGCGCTTTTCCACAGGTCGCGCCAGGTCGCCGTGGGCACCAGATTGCCCAGTTTTCCCCGGAAAAACACCACCTGCTCGGCAAACGGCCGGCTCAGGATGACGGCAATCTGCGGATCAGCAGCGGCGGGATCGGGCACGGTAGCGCTCCCAGTCGTCTCGGCAGTCGGCGTCGCACCAGCGGCGGCCGGCGCTCACCTCGTCGCCGCACCACAGGCAGACGCCTGTGGCCTGCGCATCCGGCAGCGCCTGGCGCGCGGCGGCGATGGCGCAGCCGGCGACCATCTCGATCAGCGCATCGGCGCGGTCGGCCTCGTCGCTCATGCCGAATCCTGCGTCACATCGTAGCGCCCGGCGAGCTCCGCCGCGGCAAACCCCATCGCCATCACCTCGGCGAGCCGCTCCGTCGGCAGGTCGCCGTAGGCCGCCAGCAGCGCGTCGCGCAGCTGCTCCAGGCTCTGCGCCTCCTCAACCATCCGGCGGATCGCGTCCATGATCTCTGCCCATGCCGGCGCAGCCTCGGCCTCCATGCGGTCGGTCTGCGCCGGCACTGGCGAGACCTCCGCCGCATCATCCGCCGCGTGTGCGGATTGCATGCGACGATTCGCCGCCTGCGGCAGGCCATCCGCCGGGACGTCCGGCGCGGACGCGCCCAGCACCGGCTCGCCCGGCGCCGCCTCGGGGATGCCCCATTTTTCGCGCACCCACGCCTGCGGGATCGGCATGCCCAGCGGCACCAGTTTGGCGAGCTGATCGGCGAGCGCCGCCATGTCCTCCGGCTCCTCGACGATCAGGCGCAGATGCGGCAGCGGCGCCCCCGGCATATTGAGGCGGATCAGCGGCGCGATCAGGTCGCGCGTGAGCGTGGAGGCCAGCGCCCTGGCGTCGGCGCGCATCAGGTCGGCGCGCACCTCGTTGTGCACGCGCGCCTGCGCCAGGCTACCCGACGAACCCTGGTCGGTAGTCAGCGTCTGGCCCAACACCGCTTTGGACACCTGCCGGTCCAGATACTCGATGAGCCGCTGGTACAGATCGGCGGAGGCGGTTTTGCTCCCGCTCTCCACGATCTCCAGCGCCATTCCCGCCGGGATCACCGCCCCGGCGTCGCTGCCCAGCTCGAACACGGCGCGCTTGAGCACGGCGATGTCTTCGCGCGTCGCGCCCGCCTCATATTTGCCCAGCCGGATCGGCTGGCCGTACAGCTCGGCGAACGCGGCCCAGTCGCGCAGCGCGTAGGATTTGAACACCCAGGCCCACAGCGCCGAACGCGCCAGCCCGCCCATGAGCGGGATGCCCGCCACCACTTTTGGCGAATGGCAGATGAATTTGTACGGCGGCAGCTCGGCCCCATCCGGCGTTCCGTCAAAAAGCCGAAGCTCGCGCCCCGTCTCGCGGTCGAAGCGGAACCAGTGCGCCTCGCGCGGCAGGATGGCGGCGGGCACCCAGGTGGGGCCGTCGGTCTGCCAGACGATCTCCGCCACCGCATAGCCCTTGGATAGCGCATCGAGCAGCTGCACCATGAGCTCCGGCAGGTCGATGGCCTCGATCACCCGGCGCGCCAGGTCGGCGGCCTTCTTCGCCGCGCGGGACTCATCCGCGGGCTGCACGCCCCACGGCAGGCCCGCCACCGCGAGCTTGCGGGTTTGCAGCACGGCGCGGTAGTGCAGGTCCTTTTCCTCGATGTCGGCGGCGGCGATGAGAAAATCATGCGCATCGCCCATGCTGGCGCGGCGCAGAATCTCGGCCACCTGCGCCGGCGTCAGGCTCGCCAGCGGACGCCAGGTCCACGCCTGGCGGAACCCCATGAGCGACGGCGCGGCGATCTCGGATTTGAGCGTGGCCCTATCCATCAGTAATCCCTCCAGCGGTCTGGCAGATCATCGAGCGCCGGGTCGCGCCTGCCGCTCCATTTCCTCGCCCCCACCGGCTCGTAGCCGTAGGCAAACCGAGGCTGCGCCGCCGCCGAGCAGGCCAGCGCCAACGCCCAGAACCGGTCGGCGTGCCCGGCCTCGGTGCGCTCGGCCACCAGGCGCGGCGCGCCGTTCGGCCCCGCCACCCGCTGCACGCTGTGCAGATCGGCCCGCAGCGGCTGATCGCCAACCGGCAGACGCAGGCGCTTGTCCTCCATCCGTTCCTTGAGCGCGGTCGCCATGTCCAATTTCCGTGCGGGTGAAAACAACACCCCCTCCACGCGATACTGCCCATGCCGCCGCTGCGCCTCCTGCACCGGCATCTCGCCCATGCCCGTCTGGTCGAGCGCCGCCCGGATCACGCGATACTCGCGCATGATGCGATCAAGCTCCGCCAGCTGCTGCGCAAAACTCGTCGCGCGCAATGTGATCAACTCGCGCAGCCACAGCACGTCGCCCACCTCCTCGAGCACCGCGATCACCGTCAGGTCGCCGCGCGCAGCAAAGTCCATGCCCACGTAGCACGGCCCGCCCTGGTACTCGCCCGGCGCCGCCGGGTCCTCGCAGCCGTCGATCAGGTCATAGGTGAGCCAGGCCGTGGCCTCGTCGACAAACTGGCACTCAAACTCCTGCGCCCAGGCCACCGGATCGGCCATCGCCCGGCGCAGCTCCTCGACGTTGCGCGGCAGCCCGTCGGCCACCGCGTCGTAGATCGTCACCACGTGCCGGGAAAATATGCTATCCGGCGCGGTCATGATCTCGTAAAATTTATCGCCGCGCCCGTTTGGCGTGGAGATCACCCGCAATTTCAGGTCTGGCCGCGACACCACCGGCAGCAGCGCCGTCCAGATGGCGCGGTTGTCCTGATGATGCGCGAATTCGTCGAGGATCAGGTTGTCGCTCATCCCCCGCGCCGTGCTCGGCTTACTCGCCACCGCGCGGATGTAACTGCCGCGCGTGCCGATGCGCACCATGTGCGCCAGCTCATCCGCCGCAAACGGCACGTCCAGCGCCTCGAACGCCGCGCCAATAGCCCGCAAATGGAGTTTCACCCCGCTATCCATCGCATCCAGCGCCCGGTCGCGGCTCACCGACAGGATCGTCCACCGGCTCGTGCGCCCCTGCGACTCGGCGTCGAGCACGTCCAGCACCGCCTCCAGCGTGGTCGTGAAGGTTTTTCCGGTTTGCCGCGACCACAGCCCCCCCTTGAATCGCGAACTGTCCGCCAGGTAGCGGCGCTGGTAGGGATAGAGGACAGGCTGGCTCATGGCGTGATCACCAGCTCCACATACTCGCGCCGCGCCGACTGTCTGATCGTGCGCGACCGCCGCACCTCCTCGATGCGGCAACCGGCATAGAGCTCGCGGATCAGCGGATGGTCGCCATAGGTCAAAATCCATCGCCCCCGGATAGCCATCAACCGGTCGCGCAGCGCGCGATGACTCTGCTCCGAAAACGGGCGCTCATAGCACGCCTGATCGCCGTCGGCATAGGGCGGGTCGCAAAAAAATACCGTCTCCGGCCCGTCGTAGAGGTCGAACACCCGCTGCCACGGCAGGCACTCGATGCACACGCCGGACAGACGTCGGCTCACCTCGCGCATCTGATCGATCAGCCGGTCGCGCGGTTTCGCGCTAACAGCCCTGCTGACATAGAACCCTCTGCCAGCCGTACCAGCGAACCCGGAATGCCGCACCATGATCCACCGCGCAGCGCGCTGGATGTCCGTCTCGCCAGGCGCCTCGTGCAGCCATCGCGCGCGCTCGGCCCGGTGAAACAGCATCCACTGCATCTCCTCGGCCAGCGCGTCCGGATGGTATTTGACGACGCGCATCACATTCGACAGGCCGCCGTCGAGGTCATTCCACACCTCGACCCGGCTGCGCGGTTTGGCCAGCAGCACCGCGCCCATGCCGCCAAACGGCTCGACGTAGCACACATGCTGCGGCAGCATCGCCACGATGCGCCGCGCCAGCCACCGCTTGCCCCCGACGTATTTGAGGAACGGCGCGACGGGACGGTGCTCATCCGCCATACAACCCCTCCCTGATCGCCGCCAGCGTAGCGGCATCCAGCGTGCGCCCGTCCCGCGCAGCGGATTTTTCCACGGCATCGAGCCGCGCCCGCACTTCCTCGGCCCACCGTTTCTGCCCGATGCTCGCCCGGCTCGCCTCGGCCACCGCCCGCGCGGCGTGCGTCAGCAATTTGACCTGCTCGGCCGGGTCGGCGTCCTCCGCCTCGCGCACGGCCAGCATGGCGTCGAATAGCGCCGACTGCACCAGCCGGATCACGGCCGCCGAGTGCTCATCCGCCTCGTCCGGGCTGGCCTGCGCGATGATCCGCGCCGCCTCGGTGCTGGCGCGGATCGCGGCCATGCTCCGCTGCAGCCGCTGGTCGTAGCGGTGCAGGCTGGATTTGCCGATGCTATAGCCCTGCTCGGCCAGCCAGGCCGACAGCGCCTCATAGCCGCCGTGGGCCTGATCGGCCAGCAGCCGCTCCAGCTGCTGGCGCAGCTCAGGCGGCAGGGCGGTGATTTTGGAGCGGCGCGGCATCGCCCGCCTCACCAGCGCGGCGGGCGGGCGAGCCCAGCCGGAGCGTCCGCCCGGTAATCATACACGTCCTCGCCGTGGGCGGTGAGCGCAGCCGCCCACAACGGGCCTTTGCGCTCTACCCGCGCCATGCCGTGGCTCTCCAGCCACCCCAGCTCGCGGCGGATCAGGTCGGCCGTGGCATAGACCGGGATGTCGTGCGCGCAGGTGAGCAGCACCGATTCGCTGGTGCCGTAGGGCCGCGCGTGCCACAAAGCGGTCAAAATCACCCACCGCAGCGTCTCACGCTCGGCGCGGGCGGTATCGATGGCGGCGTCGATGCGTCGTTCGGTCATGGATCATTCCTCCGCGCGAGCAGCTCGTAGAGCCGGTCCAATTTCGCGTTGATGGCCGTAAATTCCCTGATGGCATCGTCTCGGTGCTGGTAGCGGATGACGTCCGACTCGCGATGTTTCTCCAGCGCCTCGACGCGCGCCCGCTGCGAGCTGATCTCCTCGCGCATGGTCTCGATCACCGAATCGACGATGCGATGGTAGCGATCGTCGGCGTTTTTCATCTCGCGGACGAAATCCTCGCGCCGCTGGTAGCTCAACGGCAAATCCGCCAGAATCCGGTCAATCCGGTCCTCCATTGCATCCACTCTGGATAATTTCGTCTCGATGTCGGCGAGCAGCCGCGCCGCAAACCATTTGAGCAGCCCGAACACCCCGCCCAGCACCGTGCCGCCTATGGCGAGCAGCGTCGGCAGCCCAATCCCCGAGAGCATCACGTCACCGTCCATTGCTCACCTCGTCGCTCCACTGCCGGATGGCATCGATCCGCGCCCGGCATTGCTCATAGAGGGCGGCGGCGTCGACGATCCATCCGGCGACGTCGGCATCGCTCGACTCGGCAGGCTGGCCGGGATCGGCGGCAGCGGCGGCAGCGGCGCCAAGAGGGATTCCGGCGGGCGCGGACAATCGAGGGCCGAAAGCGGGCGCGTCGTGGAGCACCCGGCGAGCATCGCCAGAGAGGCAAGCGCGGCCAGTGGTAGCCTGTTTGAGGTCATTGCGCAGTCTCGTGTTCGTAGCATCCAATGCGAGCAGACGGCGGTCGCGCTCGGCAATCGCCGCCTCGGCCGCCGCCTGCGCCGCCTCGATCCGGCGGCGCGCATCCTCGGCGGCCTGCGCCTCCCGGCGGGCGACGTCGGCGCGGATTTGCGCCACTTCCTCCTGCCGCGCGCGATGCTCCCAGCTATACCCGCCAGCAAATCCCGCCGCCACGCACAACACCGCCCCCGCCACGGCAGGCCACGGCGAGATCATTTCCCCTCCCCGATGCACAACCGGTATTCAGCCTGGCGCCGCCTGACGAGGCCGGGCAACTCTACCCCCCCGGCCCGCGTCCAGCGCAGGATTTCCTTGCACGCCCCAGCGTAATCCGGCGGCGTCTGGCGAAGTTTTTTGACCAGCGTCGAGCGGCAAAACGCCGTAGAGCCGATGTTGTAGGCCAGGCTGGCAAACGCATCGGCCTCGTGTTGCGCCAGCGGCACATCGCCGATGCACGCAGCCGCCTCGCGCCAGATCCGGTCGGCGTCGTTGGCCAGCATGACCACCGCCCGCTCCGGCGTGACGGTATCGCCCCGGCGCACCGGCGTCCCGTCAGGATGCCGCGTCGACCCAAACCCCACGGTCTGCACCCCAACGCCGTCGTCGTATGCCTGACGGCGATAGCCCTCATAACCGGCGATGGCCGCTACGGCGAGAGCTGAGGCTGCAATGAGCGTGGCGGGAGTGCGCTTCATGCCATCGATGATGGCCCAGCGCGAGAAAATGAGGCAGCCCGAAGCGGTTCACCCGCCCCGGGCTTTGCCCCGTGTCGCGTATCGCGACATGGGGATGCATGGGTATTTTCAGCCCGCCGTTGACATAGACGGGCTCGAGAAACGCGAGGCCATTGATGCCATGCGGGCGCCGGATCGACTCAAAACAAATCCCCCTGCGCCGTCTCCCGGCCAGGGCGTCCCAACACCTCGTAGATCCATCTCTCGGTGAACTGATATTTCCGCGCCAGATCCTGCACCCTCGCCCCCGCGTCGTACTCGGCGCGTATTTGCTGGTAGAGCTGCTCTCGCCG